AAAGTTCTGTTTCTTTTTTAAATTTATTTTCTTTATTATATACCCTCCTAGTTTTTTAGTTTGTTTAATTTTTAAAATATCCCCTTCTATTATTAAATTTAAACCTAGTACATGAAGAATTTCTCTGTTTATTTCTTGTATCACCCCCATTTCTATTAAAGCTAATAGATCTATTTCTGTACAGGTTTCCTCCATAGATAACGATAGTATTCCTTGTTTTGCAAAATTAATTATTTGTTCTTTTAGTATTATTCTTATATCATTGTCAAAAGATTTTCTTGGAAACTTTTTTACTATTCTTCCCCTCTTACATTTAATACATTTTTTTATTTCTTTTATCTTTTCTTCTTGTTCTTCATCAAAATTTTTCTCAGGTGGATTTTTTGCTAATTCTTGTCTTTTTATACAACTTTTAGTTGTTATAATTGAATTATTCTTTTTGCATTTCATTCCCCCCTCCACCAATAACTTCTCTATTTAATTTCTTTCTTTTGGTTGGGAGAAATGTTGATATTCTATCAAATTCACTATTTAATACTATTGGTTCTACAAAACATCTTATTTTTTGATATATTTCTTTGGTTATTTTGTTTTCAAAAAAGATTTTCTTATCAAAATAGGAAGCAATAGTAATTTTCATTATTGATTGTATTGATAAGTTACTATTTGTTCCATTTAGAATTAATATAGCATGAGAACTTAATATTAATTCTATTTCTTTGTTAAATACCGCTTTTTCTAGGAGAACAACATAATTGTTGTTTGGATCTCTAGATCTTATTTGTTTAATTGCATTAATGTCAATATCTTTACCATCAAAATGAATAATTAATGGTATATTTGTTAATATATGTTTTAATTCTAGTAATTTTTCAATGTCTTTTGTTGTTGGAGAAAAAGATTCTTCGATTACAAATATTCTCATTTCCCCCCCTGTTATAAAAAGAGGGTATAGAACTTTTTACAGTAAACTATACCCTCCTTCTGTGAAAATAAAAAATGTTGCTTGTTTTATTCTACTTCTGATTCTACTTTTCCCTTAGATTCTTGTAAAATAACTCTAAACTCTTTGCAAAGTTTAGTAATATTCATACAATGTTGCCTTGCAACTTTAATGGAAGACTTGTTAGCATAATCAACAAATTTATTTACAGCTAATCGGAGTTCTTTCATTTCAGATTCAAGATCAGAGTAATAATCTGTAATAGAATCTTGAACCTTTTCAGGAACAGAATATGTTACTCCTACAGGTCTTCCTCTTTTCTTTTCAACTTTCTTTTTACTTTTCTTTTCTGGTTCTTTTTCCTTTGTAGATTTTACTACTTTTTTCTTAGGCAATTCTTCTTCCTTAACAATTTTCTTAAAAACTTTCTTTTTACTTCCTGCAACTGGCCTAGGCATAATCTTTTTCCTTTTTTAGTTTTTAAATTAATGTTATTAACAAAATTACCAGCAAAATTACTCTTCTTCCTTTGTTTTATTTTCTTTCTGTAAATTTAATACACCAATTGGAATATTACTTTCTTTTTTAAAAATTAATACTTTGTTTGTTGTTTCCTTTCCTAAAAATTTTTTTAATTTAAAAAAATGTAGTTCTCCTTTTAGTTTTGTGAAGTAGTTATAATAAATAATGTCTGCAAAATGATCTCCAAAAACAACTTTACTTCCATTTACTACTGGTTGTGTTTCTATGTCAAGAGAAAAAGTTAAATTCTCTTTATCAAAGGAAAATTTTTTATATTTTATATTTAACTTTGGTAATTTTTTTAAACCAAAGTGAGCAAAGTTTTTATTATCAGTGAAAGCATATCCAGAGAAGAAAAGCCTATCACTATCAAAAATAGATTCTTCTTTCTTTTTTAGCTTTACTTTTTTAGTAGTCTTCATCTCTGTATTCAACTCCAGCATATTCTCGTCCTATTTCATCTTTAACATCTTGAAAATATTGTTGTAGAGAATATTTATTTTTTTTATCAGAACAATATTTTTCAATTTTATAACAAATAAGTTTTCTCCAAAAAGCTTTTGGATTCCAAGTTGGACAAATTTCTTGTGGTCTAACTGCTTTGGAAAAATAACCACAACAACCATTTAAAACAGCTATTTTCTTAAAAAATCTATTAAAAGGACTTAAACCAATATAATGTTCACAAGATTCACAACAAGAAATCTTGAAAACAAAATCTAAACCAAAGTGTATTTTTAAGTGATTTGTGTATAAAAGTTCTATAAATTCATTGGAACCATCAACACTATTAAAATTTTCTTGTATTGTTTCTGCAATTCCTCCTAAAACATCATAAAGTTCTGCTCTTTCACGAAACCTATCTTTAACTTTTTTATTTAAAGGCCAAGACATAATTTAAAATCACCCCCTTCCGTTTTTCTTATTGTTAATTTTCTTTTAACAGAAGCTAAAAGAGAAGTCAAGCATTATTTTTATCTTTTTTATCCTCTCCAAAGGATTCATACCCTGGAGTGTTTCTAATGTAGCGAAAGAATTGACCTTTTACATCTCCACTTATTAAATAATTTATATTTGGAACCCAATCAGACTTATTACCTGTTATTTTGTAAGCATACTCAAAGTATTGGCTAATATAAGTATTTATGGTGAAATCACAAAGATTCAAAGTCAAATGATCTTTAACCATGTTATCAGAAAAAATTGAAAGTCTAGTTAAATTAGAATAAATTTCATCGTTAGCAAGTTTTTTAGATCCTTTGAAAAAATATTTTATTAGATACTTTTTTACTCTTTCAAGTGTTTTCTCATATTTGGAACCAATACCATAAATTTTATTAAATGCTTTTTCTTTTGGAAGCAAACAACTTTCAAACCAATCTTGATAAAAACTAGGAACAACTAAAAAGTTATCAAGAAATTTTATATTTGATTTTCTATATTTTAATTGAGGATGTTGTTTAGTTATATTTACAAAATTATCTATTGCTAGTTTAAAATTATCAGTAGTTATTTTATGAGTAAACATTCTATAAGTAATAGCAAGTCTAATAAGTTTAAATGTGTTGCTTTCTACACTATCCAAAGAAATTCTATGTTTTGCAAATCTATCTGTATCTGATAAATTCCAAGTTTTTATTATTTCCAATACATCTTCATTTTTTGCTGGCAATATATTTTTTTCTACAAGAGTTTCAAAACTTTTAAGCAACCATCTATGAGAATCAATATGGGTGAGAAAACTTTTTGGATCAATGTCATAATCGGAGAAAGTGACAAAATTCCTTTTTAGTACAAATCTTTTAGGTTTAATTTTTTTCATCAATATTTTCCTTTCAACAAGATTTTTACTATTCATTGGTAAAGAATTAAAAAAAGTTTTATTAGCGTCTTCTTTTTCTGAAGACGCTAGCAACAAACTTCTTTTTGTCTTTTTAAAAAGAAGTTTGTTGCTTTTTGTAGGAAATGTATATAGGTAGTTGTAGGATGTCAATCTAAAAGACCCCATCATACCCCCCAAAGACCCCATCATACCCCCCTTAAAGACCCCATCATCTTCCTTAAAGACCCCATCATCCAATCTCTTGAAACCCTCTATTTTTTTACTTTTTATATCTTGTATAAAACTTGGTGGGATCATAAATCTTCTAAATCTTGCTTTTGTTTTTCTTTTAAGATTTTTTGATTCAACTAAAAGAAATCCAATTCCTAATATTGGTTCTAATTTTTCCAATGCCTTCCTTATTGATTTTCTTGGAACCTTATAAAATTTTGCTAATTCTCCTTGTGAGTATGAATAACTTCCAATTTTTCTAATTGACTGTTTTATCTTTATTGCTACTGATTTTATTAGTTTTCCCCTCCTTACTTTTCCTTTTATTTCCTCTTCAATAAATTTGTCTTTGTAAAATATTGACCTAGAATCCTCCAGTTCCTTTTGCCAATAATCTTTGATTAAATTGAATACATCTTCCATTTCCCCTCCAATTATCAGTAGTAATATTTATAATTCACATAGTTATTTAACACTATACAATATTCTTTTAAGCTTGTCAAGAGAATTTTTAAGAAATAACTTGACTTTTATTTTGTATTTATTTATTCTTTACTTGCATTAACCCCTATAAGCTTGGAGTAGAAGATACCCCTCCCTTCTACTCCTTGCTTCCTCAAATTGGTTTATCTTCCCCCCAAGAATACATCATTCTCTTATAATAAATATTAAATGATTCATGGAATTTTTTTAATTTATCATATCGTTTTTCAGTATATTTTCTTTTGAATGGGAAGCAAATTGGATTTTTTATATCTTTTTTATAAGCAAAAACGAACCAATTAACTAAAAAATTTATAATTTTATCGAAAGTCCAATATTTTCCTGTAATTTTATGTAAAATTAACTGCATTTGTAGATAAATTTCAGTTTCTAATGTTGCTGATCCACGGATTCCATTTTTTATATCTATTTTTATATAATTTATAACTCTTGTTTTTCTACCCATATTTATTATTATATTTTTATCACTGTACTCTTTTTTGTCTAATAAAATCATTTTTGTTAGTAAAAATGGAATTAATTTCTTTACTTCTTTTTTTCTGTTTACACAATTGTCTAATAGTCTTATATGTTTATGTGGTCTTCTACTTTTTATTTTCATGTTTTCTCCATAAATCCCTTGAATTTTTAGTTTCTTTCAGTTATCTTGATACTACCTTATATTTTTTACTCACAAAATTCAAGAGGATACTTTATGAAATTAAAATTAAGAAAAATGAAGAAATTAAAATTAAAAAGAAGATATACAAGGAATAAATTTAACTTTTTAAAATCTAGACTTGCACAATATATTACAATAGGTCTTAGTTTAGATGATGCTTGTAAATTAGCAGATGTTAGTAACACTACTTTAGGTCTTTTAAGAACTGATCCTGAATTTGAAGAATTTGTCCAGAAGAGTATGGTTGCCTCAGAATATGAACATTTACAATCTATTCATTCTGCTGCTCAATTTGGACAATGGCAAGCTTCAGCGTGGTATTTAGAAAGAACAAGACCAGAGAAATATGGAAGAAGAGATATTGTTAGACATGAATACCAAATAAAGTTTCAAACACTACAAAAAGTATTTATAGAAGTTCTTGATGAAGTAGATCCATATTTAAAAATAAAATTATTGAAAAGATTGAAGTCTTATGACTTTGATGGAAGTCAATTGTTGGGAAATAAAAGTTCTACTCCTTTACTTATTGAAACTTCAAATGAAAATGGTGATTAGTTTATGGCATATAATAGTTCAGTAGATTTAAATATAAAAGATTTTATCCAAAAAGAATTAAATGATGTTTGTGGTAAAATAGATGTAGATCCCCGAATACTCCTACCTAAAAGATCTGAAAAATTCGTTCAAAAAGTTTTAAAAGATAAAAAAGGTGATTTAGTTACTAATGAAGCAGTTCATAATATAATGCATCGTTTTAGAAGAAAAGCACATAAAAAAGGATTTAGAAGAATATTGATTCTTGGCGCATTTGGGTTAGGAAAAACAGAACAGATGTGTGTAGGATTTTCTTTATATCTTTTGGCAAAAAATCCAGAATCTTTGATAAAAATAGTTCATGTTTCTGAAGAGGAAGCAATAAATAGAGTAAGAGCTATTAGAGATTATATTTCTAGAGATACAGATTTTAAAGAAATGTGTCCTCATATTTCTCCTACTATTATTTGGGGTTCTAAAAAGTTAATTATTACAAGAAAAGGATTTTCTAAAGATCCATCTATCCAAGCATTTTCAATTCTTTCTGGTGCTTTGGGTGGTAGAGCTACTTGTATTATATTTGATGATCCTCAAGATTTAAAAACTGCCGTTTTAGAACCAACAACTAGAGAAACAATTGAAACAACATTTAAAAATGTTTGGTTATCTCGTATGGTTACAGATGATGATGCAGAAGTTATTGTTATGATGAATAAATGGCACGAATCCGATATTTCTGCATATATAATGAATAATCCTCAATGGGCATGGATGCAAATTGGTATTAATGAAGATAAAGAATCATTATTTTACAAAGATTCTTTTGGTCTTGAAAGAAATCTTCCTTTATGGTCTAAATTTGGAAAACAAGAAATTATTAATAGACATAGGGAGATTGGAGATAGAGATTTTAATAGGGGTTATCGTTTAATTCCCTATAGTGACAAAGATAAAACATTCCCAAATTTTGAAAATTGTTGTCATTATGGTATAAAACCAAAATCAGTTATTGCTGATTCAAGAGATTGGGTTTTTGTTGGTGGGATTGATTTTGCTGGAATAAAAAGAATGGGCACTATTCTTACGATTTGTGGACTTAATAAAAATACTGGTAAAAAGGTTCCTATTGAAATTTATGCTTTTACTGGTACTTCTGGTTTAATTGAAGTTATTGTTGAAACTTGGAAAATCTATGGTGTTGAAGTTTATAATGCTGAAAATAATGCTGTACAGTCAACTATTATTGATATGTTGACTACTGAATTAGGAGAAGGGAAACTACAAAAATATGGAATAAAAGTTGAAGGTGTTACTACTGGTAAAAGTAAGGCAGATCCTATTACTGGATTACCTTCTATACAGAAAGAATTTGAAAACAATGAGTGGATGTTTTGTTTTGAAAGACAATTTAGTATTGATGATGATAAGGAAAAGAATTTGTGGTATAGATTACACCAAGAATTTAAACATCATCCATTCCATCCAACAAGTGATATTGTAATGGCTCTTTATTTTTGTAGGCAAGCAATGGTTCAATTTATGCGGGGTAGTGGTGGACCTAATATTTATTAATTTTGCCAAAACCAATTTTAATTAGTTTTAAAGTTGAAGGCAATCAGGAGAAAATAATGCGTATTGGACCTATTGAAATCAACTGGAAAAGTAAAAAAAGTTATGCTCAATTAGCAACAATGATAGCAAGAGAAAAAGGTACAATTGCTGGTGATTCTAAAACAAATCCAATTACACAATTATCAGAATATAGTAGTTGGGTTTCTACTTGTGTTTCTTTAATAAAAGATCGTGTTGCAGCTATTCCATTTAAGTTTTATAGAACTGATACAAATGAAGAAATTTCAATTGAATCTCCTGCCTATAAAGTATTTTCTAAACCATTTACTAATCCCAATCCACTTATGTCTTTTAGATTTATTAAATCTTTTTGTCAAATACAACTTGAATTATGTGGAATGTCAGCAATTTATAAAGCTAAAAATCAATTAGGACAAGTTTGGGAATTATGGCCTTTAAATATGAATTATTTTATGGGAGCTTATGATAGAAGTGGAAGACCTATAGAATTTTCTAATGAAATTCTTCCAGCAGATGTTTATTATGTATTTAATATCAATGGAAGTGAATTTGTATTTCATATTAATGATTTAATTTTATTAATGTATCCACATCCAAAAAATATGTGGATTGGAGCTTCTACAATTCAACAACAAGCATATGCTTTAGATATTCAAAGATATGTAGAAATTTACGAAAGAGATTTTTTTGCTAATTCTGCTCGTATTGATATGGTTTTAACTACTGAAGCCGCTATTGATACTCCAAAAGCTAAAGAACTTAAAGAAAGATGGCTTGATGTATATGGACCTAATAGAAGAAGTTTTTTTGATGTTGCTGTTATGGATTCTGGTTTAAAACCTGTTCCAATGGAATATGCAAATAAAGATTTTGAATTTTTGCATTTATCCAATTGGACAAAGGAAATGGTTTTTGCTGCCTTTAGAGTTCCACTTGCTAAAGTTGGCCTTGGAGGATCTGATAATAGACAAAATGCTGTTTATGTAGATATAAATTTTAATAGAGAATGTATTGAACCACGTTTGAACATTTGGGATGATGAATTAACTTCTGGAATACTTCAACAATTTGATTCTAAATTAATTATAAAACATGATAATCCTATTCCAAGAGATAGACAAATAGAAGTTCAAGAAGGAAGAATTTATTTGTCTGGTTTTCCAACTTTAACACCAAATGAATTTAGAAAGAAAACACATAAACTTCCACCATTACCTTTAGGAGATAAACTATATGTTCCCTCTAACTTTATTCCCCTTGATAAATTGGAAAAATATATTGATGCTCAAATTACTGCTCGTAATTCTCCTAAAGATCCTAATGATACTGATCCTAGCAGACATGATGGGGATACTCCGCATGTAAATCCTGATGGTACAGATGATAGAGATGATTTACCTACTGATGGAAGATCTTTCTTTCCAATTTCAAGAGATTTATTTGCTGAATTTTATTTTAGAAATGTTTGGATAGATTCTATAAAGAGTTTAATTACTATAAAAAGTAAAAAAGAAACTTTTGATACATTATTTAAATTTTTATGTGTTTCTACAGTTAATTCCTATTTTGGATTTTATAAAAGTAATAAAAATCTAATAAGTAAAATAGAAAATATTTTAATAGCTTCTGTTCCTAGTTCTTGGATAAGTGACTTTTCTTTAAAACTTTCTGGAGAGTTTTATACTACTCTTTCTGTGTTTTCTGAAGATAAATGGATGGAACAGTTTGATGTAAACCCAAGACTTGCAAAAATTTGCAATACTGGTGTACATTCCTGTATAAACTATTCTAAGTTTCTTATATTGGATACTTTAGGACAAAAAAGAAAATGGGTTGTACATAGTAATGAGTGTGGGCATAGGGGAAGAATAAAAGATTTCATTACAGAAGATAAGTTTAATTTGGGAAGTTCTATTTGTAAATTTCCAGGTGAAAATTTTAATCTTTCGTGTGATTGTGTTATTGATGTTTATGAGGAAGTTGGGTGATGAAGAATATTAAAACTACCCAAGTTTATACTTATGGATGTGAACCAAAATTAATAGATAATATTGATTTTATGAATAGTTTTTTGGAAGATTTAGTTGATATTATTGATATGAATAAAATTCCACCAGAATTAATAAAAGGAGAAAATCCGAAGTCATTTTATTTTGATGCTGCTGTTTTAAACTTACCTGATGAAGATGCTGGTATAACTGGTGTGATTACTTTGTTTGAAAGTCATTGTGCTTTTCATTCTTGGACAAAGTATAAATTTTGTTGTATAGTTATTTGTAGTTGTAAGGATTATAGTTCTGATTTAGTGGCTTATTTTTGTAAGGATAGATTTAAAGCTGAGAATGTTAATTATAAAACAATTGTAATGTAAGGGAGAAATTCGATGGCTTATGAAATTAAGCAAAATGGATTATTGGTAAAAACAAAGGATGGAACCCCTATTTTGGGAAATGATTTTAATGTAGAAATTAAAGAACTAGACGAGAGTACAAGGAGTTTTTGGGCTACAGCATCTACAGAATCAGAAGATAGAGATAAAGATATTATTAGAGTGTCTGGATGGGTATTAGGAAATTATCGTAAGAATCCAGTTGGTCTTTGGTGTCATAATTATTTCGATCATCCTCATTTTAAAACCGATAAAATCAAAAGAGATCATAAAAATAAGAAACTTGTATTTAAACCTATTTTTGATACCCATGATGCAGCACAATTAACATGGAATCAATTTAAAAATGGATTTTTAACTTCATTTTCTGTTGGTTTTAAACCTGAAGAATTTGCTTATCGTGATGAGAATCAAAGATGGTCTGGTGGTAGAGAATTTACTAAACAAGAATTGTTAGAAATCTCTGCTGTTCCTGTTCCTGCACATCCTGATGCAAGAATTGGTTTAGATGCATTTGGAGTAGAAGAAAATACTTTATTGAAGCTTGGATTTTTAGATAAAAGTAATTTTAATGAGGAAACTGGATTTTATTGGGTTCCTATTATTTCTGATTTAGAGGCTTATAAAGAACCAAAAACTCTAAAACTTAATGATGGAATAACTGTAGTTTCTGCTACTCCTATTTTTGAAAAACAAGAAAATGTTATTAGTGTTCCTATTGGATATTATTTTAATAAGGATGTATTTTCTCATGTTTCTGATATAAATGTATGGTTATATGATAATAATATTAATAGTATAAGTTCTAAATATTACTTTTTAGATTTTGTTGATGATAATATTAAACTTATTTTGGAAACGGAACAAAAAGATATAGAAGTTAAAGGTATAGAAATTAATGAAGAAGATGTAACAGATTTAGATTTTGATATTGTTAATGAAGATAAAAAACCTAAACCTAAACCTACTTCTGAGGATGAAGAAGACCCTGATGAGGAAGACCCTGATGATGAGGGAGAA